ATTTTTTGTTTAGCACCTCTTAAGCCCTGTTTGTCAAAACTATCTAATTCTTCACCATTAGTCCACTTAATTAATGCCTTATATTGCCGCCGAGTAAACTTGTATTCTTTGAGGATATATCCGTGTTTAAACATCAATTTCTCCCAACTCGCAAAAAGCATTATCACAATCTCGGCACACACTTTTCTCGTTAATAAAATCTTGTTTACAGGTTTCTTTACACTCCACACATACATAGCGTATCTGCTCAGTGGTTTTATCTTTAGCTATTTCCATACTAATATCTGATGCCCTCTCCCTGTCATACAGTTTTCAACAATTAGTTTTTTCTTATCGGTAAGTTCAGGCATAAGCCATAATGTTCTCGGTCTAACTAACCAATTATAACCTTTCTTGGTAGCTTCTAGTAAGTCATTAGTATTATCGTCAGCTATTGCTAAACAAGTATAAAGGTCATCGTGTTGTCTTTCAGCATCGTGAGGAATGTTACCACTCCCACCCCTGCTATCGACTACAGGTATTGACGCACACCCTGTAAGACTAAGCAGTATTAATATTATGATCGCCCTGTTCATTTTCTAACCTCTTTCTTTCTTGATTAATTAAGTTTTTAACTATGATCTTTTCCTTACCACCTGTTACTTTGGTAATAAAGTTTAGATCAGCTTTTACTTCTGCGTGTTGTATATCATTATAATTAAATGATTTATACTTCCACCCGTGTTGTCTTGGATCTTTAGGGTGCATTATAAACTCCTTATCAGTTTAGTTATTAAATTTAAAAATATTAAATATTCTTTTACTATTCTTTGGTCTTTGTCTTGATCGATCTCATACATAGAGTCATAGTAAACTTTACTTCTCATATATAACCTCGTTTCTTTTTTATTGCAAAAACCCAGTCATCAACTTTCTCACAGATTTCTAGTTCTTTTTCTAATTCTTTTTTATTAATTACATTATCAAGAGATAAATCATCACCTATAATAATCCTTCTATCGTTAATACCAGTAGAAATTATTTCTAACATTTTTTTGGTTAATACTACTCTACTCATAATCTGCACCTGTTCCCTCTATATCAAAGTTTGGAAATACAGTTTCTTCCCATACTAATCTTGCTTCTTTTTCAGTATATGGTTTTAGATTCATTTCTTTTTTCTCATCGGTGTTCCAACGCCACCATCTTTGAAAATTCTCTTTATGATTGTCGTTTACTCTGTACTTAAACTTCTTAAAAGTTTTAGTAAGTCTATCTTCTTCACTTTTAGTCATCATTGTTTCGCCTTTCATTTAATTAATAACTGTATATTAACAATTATTGATATCTTGTAAACACCTAATATTGACTTTATTTTTTGGGAGTTTATAAAGGTTTCAGGGTAGCTGACCTCCGAAAATTCGCCCTTTCATTTTAGCTACCCTACTATTTTATGACAATTCAGACACTAACCCCCTGTCGTACCTGTCGTAGCTGTCCGAAATATGAAGAAAATTATAAGATCAACAAAGCACCTAAATTTTATTAGATCACTACCTTGTTATTTATCCGAGCAAACACCAAGCCAAGCGTGTCATATAAGAATACTAAGTGATGGCGGCACAGGATTAAAACCTAGTGATTATCTAACACTTCCATTTACTTACCAATACCATAAAATGCAGACCGATATTGGAGAACAAACTTTTTATAATAAATTTAACATTAATCCTTTTACTTTAGCGAAAGAACTAGTAATAATATCACCTTGTAAGAAAGTTAATAATGACGCTGTAATAAAACAGCTTGAAGAAAGGGCTAAGACTTATGCAAGGATATATCAAGATCAATAGGGCAATATTATTTCACCCATCACTACAAAAGAAAGATAGATCACTTTGTGAGATAGGTGCTTTCATTTGGATATTGTTAGAAGCAAGTTTTAAAGAAAGAGACTTTGACATTAAAGGTCAGACCATAAGATTAAAGCGTGGTCAGTTATGCTGTTCGATTAGTTATATGGCTAAAGCGTTTAATTGGAACAGGGCTAAAGTACAACGCTATTTGGATAGATTAAAAGCTAATGGAACAATTCTAACCGATACACCAAACGATACACCAGCCGATACACCAAATGTCCTTACCATCTGTCATTATGACGAGTATCAAGATACGCCAACCGATACGCCAACCGATAACAAACAGAATAAACTAATAAGAATAAATGATAAGAATGTAGATGATTTTATGTATATATGGGGTAAGTTAAAAGCTAAGAGAGGTAGTAAGAAAGTAGCTATTCAGAAATATAATAAGATTAAGAATAAAATAGACTCTGACACCCTTATTGAAAAATATAACAAACTTGTTGATAAAGCATCTAGTCCTGAGTTTATTCCGCATTTTTCAACCTACCTATCACAAGAGAGATGGGAAGATGATGANACAGTTGTTAAGCTACCTGTAAAATCCTCAGACGAATACTTTAGAGAAACTTACCCTGATAAAGTGCCGCAAGGTTTTAAAATGGTTGCTGAGACTTGGGCGGAGATAGAATATTCTGATGGAAAACAATATGTTAAATTTAGTAAACGCAATGGTGATAAAATTAAATAGAAAAACAAGAACGAATACAGTACACTTTGTGTATGGAGTATTTGAAGAAAGAAGATCGCAGAAATATTAAGCCGAAGTTTATTGGTACTAAGGAAGAAAAAGCCAAAGGACAAGGTAAAGTCGTAATGATTAATATATCTGAATCTTCTTTGGATATATTGCGGTCTAAAAAAGTTGTAAACATACAACAATATTACACAGCGCTAAGAGTTCGCAGATTATGGGAGAAAAGCCGTATAGGTAGTTATACTTCTAATTTTAATAAGGTAGGAGATATATCAGGGTGGAATGATATGGCTACCGATAGAATAGACGCTATATACAAACTATCACGCTTACATACTTGGTTAGGTGATAAAGCCTTTGGTTTGGTTTATAATATCTGTGTTGAAGATTACACCATTAAAGAAACAGCTACCATACATCAAGTAGACCGAGTGTATCTTGGTAAAAGATTTAGAGAAGCCATAGACGAAGCACAAAAGTTTTTTGATCAAACATATTGACTTTTGCAAACAGTAAATGGTATAACTTACTAGAATACCATTCGTGTATTCGTATATAATTTTAAATCATTGAAAAGAGGGAGTTTATTATGCCAAGAGGTAAAGGTACATATGGATCTAAAGTCGGTAGACCACCAATGAAGAAGAAAAAAAAGAAAAAAAATAAATAATGTTCTTTGTTATCACAATATTACTAACTTTTAATACAGGCGAACAATTCACTAGAGAATACAAATTAAAATCATTTAACGACACTTGGTCGTGCCATCAATATATTGCTGATAACAAGGTTAAATTACTAACACCACATTTAGAAACTTTTAAAGATCAAATGACAGGTTTTGAATTTTATTGTGAAAGTCGCTATGGAGAAGAAGTATAAAAAGGTTGAATTACCTGAGTTTATTAGGTTATCTCATTATAGAATAACCTTAGAACAGATACCAAGCGAAATATCAGAAGAATGTGCAGAGCAACAAGGCTCGTTTCATTCTCGTAGTATGCGGATATACTTAGATCAAGATATTATACTACAAGGTGGCTCTATAGCTGTAGACCTTGTAAAACACGAAATATTACACGCTATCTATTATGTTAGACAACTAGAGGGCAAGGGTGAAGAAGATGTTGTCAATAGTATGGCAACACACTATACTGAGATTGAAAAAAACAACCCTGATTATGTTAGATGGAAATTAAACAACTTGAACTAAAGGATTTAATTCCTTACGCCAATAATCCTCGTAAGAAACAAGCGATTGATAAAGTAGCTTCAAGCATTAAAGAGTTTGGGTGGCAACAGCCTATTGTTGTGGACCAAGATATGGTGATAGTGGTGGGACACACACGTTATCAAGCCGCACAAAAGTTAGGCTTAGATAAAGTCCCTGTACAAATAGCAACAGGATTAACAAATGCACAGATTAAAGCATATCGTTTATTAGATAATAGAGCCAATCAAGACGCCTTATGGGACGATGATATGTTAAAGATAGAGGTGCAAGATATTGATAAATTAGATATAGACCTTGCATTGACAGGGTTTGATGAAAAAGAATTAGATAAATTACTTTTTGTAGAGCAAGACGGATTGACAGATGAGGACGCTGTTCCTGAAAATGTAGAGCCTAGAGTTAAAAAAGGCGAGTTATGGCAGTTGGGTAATCATAGATTATTATGTGGAGACTGTTCAAAAGAAAATAATTACGAAATTTTGTTAAATGATAAAACTCCTAATATGGTGTTTACTGATCCGCCTTATGGTATTGATTACGAATACAATACCTATAAAGATATTGAGGGTGATGATTACTTAGAATTTTGTAGTATTTGGTTTAGTTTGTTACAAAAATTTAGTCCAAATTTTATATTTTTGACTGCTGGTTGGAAGTATAATTTTTTTTGGTTACAGAAAAAACCTACAGATATATTTTATTGGATTTGTAAAAACAAACAATCAGGTGGAAAACTCTCATATATGAGAAAAATTGAGCCTATATTTTTATGGGGAAAAAACAAAAATAAATATAATCTTGATTATTTTGATTACAATTCAGACAGAGGAGATGGTATGAGAGAAACACATACTTGTCCAAAACCTGTTAAATTTGTAGAAGAGGCAATTTCAGCTTTTGATAAAAATTCTATAATATTAGATATTTTTTTAGGAAGTGGTACGACAGTTTTAGCTTGTGAAAAAACAAACAAAATTTGTTATGGAATGGAAAAAGATAAGACATACTGCGATGTAATTATTAAACGCTGGGAGGACTATACTGGACAAACAGCACAACTACTCGAAAGAGGTACTGATACAAACAGTTTTAAAGAGGAAGAAAAATGGCAAGACCAAAAAAATATAAAATTGACACAGACGAAGTCACTAAATTAGCGTCATATCATTGCACCAACAAAGAAATAGCCGAGTTTTATGGCTGTAGTGCGGACCTAATTGAAAAGAGTTATTCGGAATTTCTGAGAAAAGGAAGATCCAAAGGAAAAATGCGTCTTAGACAGCTACAATGGCAGTCCGCTGAAAAGGGTAATGTTACAATGCAAATATTCTTAGGGAAGAATATGTTAGGTCAAATGGATAGTCCTAGTGAGTCTATGAACGATCAACCTTTACCATTTATTGATTAATGCAGTATATATTAATATTATTTTTAAATGCAGGGACTATAGCTTATACAGTACCAAACGAATTAACTTGTGATACGCTATACGAAAGATTGGAAGCTGATAACATAATACAGTATGTAAATACTTATGATGACAGCGGATATATTACTGGAAAAGTTACTAAACATAATGATTATTATGTACACGCTTGGGGTTGCCAAGTAAAC